GGGGATGACCGCCATAATGCTAAAAGCTGTGCCCGTCGTGTTCGCTCCGTGAAAGGTAATGCTGTTCGCTGTGGTCACATCAGCACGATAACGCAGCCAGATACGCACGGTGGCTTCTGAGAACACCGCACCGGATGCCACCAGCTCCCGCCCGCTAATGGCTTGGACTTCTGCCCAGACCGTGGCTAAATCTACCCAGTTGTTGAGTACTTCACCGAATTTACCCCGACTGGCTTCATTTTTTCGGATTGTCACCCGATGCCGTAATCTGCCTGCTCTCATGCCTTCCCCTCCGGTTGTTGTTTGATTTCCACGGTTTGCTTCCATGCCTGACTGAATTCATCGCCACCGGCACGGGGTGATAATCCCTCCCGTTCACGGGCTTCATTCGGGCACATCACACCAGATTTAATCGCCGTTTCATAACTCTGGAAGCGTTCTTTCGGATTGGCGCGAAGCAGATCGGCTGTGTCGAATTCGACTTGGTAGCGAATGCCTCGTTTTGGTGAATTTATCAGTAAGGTGGATTTGATTTGCTGTTCGAAATTGGCAAGCCAGGGGCGCATGGTGATCGTCAGAAATGCGCGTGACGCTTCGCTAAAGTTACTGTAGGTACTGTTCGAATACTCTTGCAGAAAGATAGGACTGACATTGAACATCCGGGCGATATCTTCAATGGTGAAACGACGGGAGGCCAGCCATTCTGCATCCTGATTGCTCATCCCTAATTGCTGATATTCCATCCCACCCTCAAGAATGGGCGTTTTGCCTGCATTACGAGCGCCTTTATAACGTTCGAGGGCTTCCAACGCTTTATTACCCTTGATGCCATCCAGCCAGTCAGCGGCTTTAATCACGCCCGCTGCCATCATGCCCTCTTTCATAATGCTTGCACCGTGGCGCTGTTGCGCCAACCCCAAACCCAGCGTTTCACGGCAAATCGTGACCGGTGAGCGACCAAGAAAACCGTCTTCCGTGGCATAGCGTAAATGTAAAACTTCTTCCTGTAGATAGGTTCTGACCTTGCCTCTATAGGGTTCGGTAATGATATAAGCAAAGCGGTGATCCGATAATCTCTGTGGGACAACTGCTGACGGCGGATAAGGGTGCAACGAATGTGGTTGTCCGTCTTTTCCCCAGACTATGACTGCATACGCATTGCCATTTAACAGGCAATGACGCATCAGCGTTCGCTTAAACTGAAACGGTGTTTGGCAATCGTTCGGGCATTCATTGAGCAGGTAATCAACCGGATGATCACTTAACCACTCACGGGACTCTGTGCCGTGACTATTTTTTACTCGATAGAGATAACAGGGCATTGTTGCTACCGCTTCACTAATCACCGTGATGGCATTCATCACCGCTGGTAAACCTTCGGCGGTCGAGGGGGAAACATGCTCGCCGGATTTGGTATTAGACATACCCGCCAGAGAAAGAAACTCATCAATGCTGATACTACGAGTCTCAGAGGCTTTTCGCTTAAAAGGCCACATAATCACGCCTCAGACAATTGCAGCCAGTAATGGCGCAAATCCACATAACAAGGCTTAACCACATTCAGGGATCGTTTGGCAATCTCAACACCGCTTTCAGGGTAGGCGGGTAAACTGGTGACAGTAATTTCCCGTAATTCAGCCTCTAAGACGGTTCTGACATACGGTGTTTGGCTGGTATCCCACTGATCTTTAATGGCACGAAAACCAAAGGACATGCCCTGAATATCACCACGCTCAACCAGTGTCAGCACATCACGCCCTAATTGCGTATCAGGCGGGGTGAGTTCGAAACGTAATCCGGTGGCATCTTCGCTAAGTTGCAATGTTCCAGATGTGGTACGGCCTAACAGGTTCATATGATCATGTTCATACAGTGCCCTGATATCAGCACTTGCCGCTAGACTGGCGCTAAAGGCATTCGGGGCGAACTGTTCGATAAACTCATCCCACAAGATATGTGATCGGCTGTTCCACTTAATCACATAGCCTGACAGTTTCTTATCACTGGCAGAAAGGGAAGCAGTGCGGATTTCAAAATCATTTTTCATTGGTAGATTCCAGATTACAAAGGGGCGCAGTGCCCCTTACCGTTAACCCGCTTTAGTGCCTTTGATTTCCAGCACCTTGATTGCGTTGGAATCCACCAGCCCGCCGCCCAGATATTTATCGGTATGTACCTTATAAAATCCCGGTTCGGTGATATTGTCAGGACGGGTACGAATGCCCGTTTGATGGTCAACGATAAAGTAACCGCGGTTGAAGTCGCCCAGACTAATGATGTTATCGGGCATAAATTCGAGATAATGGACAGGCAAGCCCAGCAACATATCAGGATCACCCGCTTGCAGACGTTCACGCCAGATATAATCGCCATTGCCATTTTTCAGCTTCTGTACATTGGCGGCAGTTGTGGAATTCATCACCCACACCGCGTTCTTGCGGTATTTGTTTTTGAGCAAGAATTTCAGGTCAATCAGGCTATCGGCTTCAAGGCTGGTTGCTTCCAGCTTTTGTAGTGTACCGAATGTGCGAACCTTATCGGCTTTGTTATCACGGGGATACGACAGGAAGCCTTTTGCTTTTTTGCTGCCGTCACCACTCACCAGATCGGTTTCTTCGGTATCAACGAACGTATCTGCGATTTCTGAGGTTAACCAGCCTAAGATATCCACATCGCTAAAATCGATGATCTCTTGGGTGGTTCTGGGGTAGGCATAGATAGGAAACAACTTGATGCTGACTTCTTCCATCGTCGGTGTCGCCGTCTCACTACGCGCCTTGCCTTCTTCCCCATGAGCAACCGCTGCACCCCCGACCGAAACAAGCTGTTTATACTCATTGCTGCGCGTGGTCTTAATCGTACAAATCCGGCGCATGACCGACTCATCAGCCAGTTGCTGCATGATTTGCCTGTTCAGCTCAGGGATAACGGTATAGCCACCGTCTGCCGGAACTCCCGTAGATAAGGAGCGAGTTTCTCCGGTCAGGATATAGTGGCGCAATTCGTCATTATTGAGTTTGTTATTGATCGGCTGGTTTTTGGCTTGGCTGCGTTCTTCATCAGATAATGCCTCATAACGAGCAATTTCCGTATTCAGAGAATCAGACTGGCTGCGCAGCTCGTCGAACTGTTTGGCTTCATTAGCATTGAGTGAGCGCTTTTCATCTTCGGCTTTGGTAAGTAATGAGCGCATTTGCTGGTTTAAATCGACTTTTTGCTGGCGTAATTCAAGTATTTTTTTCATGGTGTGTTTCGGAATAGTTATTTTTCAATAAATAACTTTTTAACATCATGAAAAATAAAATAAATGATTATTATTATGTTGGGCTAGCATACAAAAATGGCGACTTAAATCGCCATTTTTCTAATGGCTATTTATTTTTTACTTTTATAGTGTAGGTTTTATTAAATTCCTCGGAGCTTTTAAACATATTACCATAGATAGCTCCATGTATATTAACTGTTGCCGTTCCTGCTTTGGCAGGAATACCACTTATTATGATACAGTTATTATCCTTTTTTGATATGGTGTTTTTTGTTATCACCTCTTTGGGTAATTCACAATGTTTGGCATGTAGTCCTAAATTATCCGGTTTTACACTATTACCAGTTAGCATCCCTATAACACGTCCACCCTCTATATTTATAGTGCTATAATACGACTCACCCACTTTAGCATCAGGTAGTTCGTTTTCTTTAGGTGAAAATGAAACGGAACTACCACAGGCAGTGAGAAAGAAAACAGCCATTATCATTAAATATTTATTCATTTTATTTTAATGGTTTAAAAACCAATCCTCCAAATAATTGACTCAAAAAAGAATCCATTGTGGTATTTCTTTTTATTTGTTGGTATGTGTCACCCCATGAGAATAATTCAAGTTCAACTTGTTGATTATTTTCTTTCACTATTCCACTCCATACAATCCAATGACTTTTATATGTAATACCATTATTTCTTCCCATTCCTAACATAGTGTCAGATATCAATGTAATTACTTTATATCCTTGCGATGCATAATCATTAAGAGTCATTAAGTCATTCATATTGCAATGAGATAATCCTACATTACTAAATATTTTTTCATACCCAGCCTTTTCAAACCATTCTGTTAACATTCCCCACATTGTAATACCAGCAACCTGATCATTAACTTCATCATAGCTAAAAATAATATTTTCTGAATCTCTTAAACTTGCTAATGTCAACCAATCTAACCCAGATATTCTTGTACCATACTCGTTATAAAAAGTTCCTTTAGGATGGCGACAACCATCACCCGGCTTAATCTCTAATTGACCAATTTTGGTTCTTCCATGTTCCCATAACTCACGAGCTGCTTGTTCATAAATATCTGGTCTGTCCATTTGTAAGCAATAAAAAAATGCCGCAGGACCACATAAACTTGCACCACCCTGATCGGGAACGCTTCTTTTAGAAATCCGGTTCTGGAGTTCTGATTCAAATTTACTTTTTTCAAATGGATCATCTTTGTGACCAATTGGATATTCTTTCGCAATAAACGCTCTTTCAGGAACAGTAAGTTTTAATTCAACGGTATTATCCCCATCGCTAACAGGTTTTGTTTCAATCGTACTTTCAAAATAACAGGCATTCTCTCGTTTTTTATCCGAGCAGGCTTTACCTTCTACGAATTCCCCCAGTGTATACATCTTTCTAAAAGGGGCTTGCAGTGCCTGAATCGTATTTGAACCATGTTTGCGGTAAAGCATGATTTGCATAATATACGTCACGGAAAGGTCATCGTCTGTTTCTTCAGTGACATGCTGTTGAGTTTCATAATTGCTCTGTAATTGTGCCTGAAAAATATCAAGCAATATATGATGGTTTCCTTTTGCGTCCTTACGATAAATGATTAAATCATACAGCAGGTTTTCGGCAGGCACATTTGATTCTATTTTGGTGTAAACGGTATAAGTCGGCATAGTATTAATCCTTTAAAATATGAAAATTCAGGTTATTTTTGTCATCCGTGAGATGCCATTGGGTATAACCTTGTTTATCCGTCTTTCCTTCCTTTATCTGTCCATCCGGCAGGCAAACCCGATACTTGCGTTCGGCTAAAAGATTGCCGTCATCATCCACACAACGATAGCGAGCATGATGTTTAGCGGGTTTTACCAGAGTTTCTTCAACCAGTGGCTTCTTAAGTGGCTTCACATTCGAGAACCCAGACAAAAGCGGCTTGCCTTCTTCACGTCCGGCTAATTGTGTAATGCTGTAGCCCGAAGTCCCCGCAGCAATGTGGTTACACGCGATAGATTTGTAATCGAGCATCACCACTTCATGGGGGATTGCGCCGTTGTCATTGATGGAATGGGGATAATTGTAGGCCAGATCGACAACCGTTGCGCCTGTCAGTTTAATTTCGTAAAAGAGTTCCAGTTGTCCCATCGGGCTTGTCCGATAGTGCATAAAGCGCGCTTCCAGCAATTCGTTTCCGTCAATTGCCATTGCTAACAAAGGTGAGGATTTATCAATGGGTTTGGTAAAGCTGACTGGGTGATGATGTGCACTCTGATCGCGGCTCACTGAATGATTGACACTCAGTACCTGTATTTCGTCTTCCCGGCCTGTCTGATAGCGGTTTCCGATGTATCC